AGATAGAATACATCTTGTCATAGATGTAAAAACTACTGATAAATTGAAGGAAATATTCTTAAATGACTAAATGGTTTTATGAAAAAAATCAAGAATTACTGAATTCTCAAGTTAATGTGCATTTTGAAGATTTGCTCAAAATGTCTAAGGATGAATTTCGTGAGTGGGTAATTGAACTACGAAAGCTAGTTGTTGATTTGTGGGATAATAAAAATCTGCCACCAAGAGTTGGTTATTCTGAGAAAGAAATTATTGAACAATTCGAACAAATGGAATCATTTCCTGTACACGAATTTGAGAAGAAGGATGAACTGACAGGTAATCTTGTTATTCGTAATACCAGTGTTATAGGAAATTCTGTAAATCAATGGTTTCCTACAATGATGAAAACTCGCATCAACTATACAAAAAATGATGATGGCAAATCTATCTATGATTTTTTTGCTAGAGATGACTTGTTAGATACCTTTGTGACTTATGCTACAAGGCATTTCAAGAAAGATTCTTTCTATCATTACTCTCATGTGGCTAAAGCAAATGACAATACTTATAGAAATGAATTGCCACATGCAGAAAATGCAACTGAATGGATCGAACAATTTGAAAACAAATATCGAAAAATCGGTAAATGGGATTATTGGTTGCAGTCGAAAGAGCAAGGAAAAGAATATACTGGATACAATGAAGAATTGAAAGCAGCAAACTATCTGATGATACACAAATCAGATATCAACAAATTGAATATACCTGATCAATGTAAGACTAATATTGATTTCACTAAATCAGAATGGTGTCAGATACGACCATATGAGTATAATCAGAAAATTTTTCCTGTTGGACTAAAAGCATTTCGTGTTTCGTTTTGTCAATACGCAGTGAATTTTCCACCATTGACCGCAAAGTATCTGTACGATAGATTCACAAAAGATATTAAAGATCAAGATTTGATAAGAATCTATGACCCATCATCTGGTTGGGGTGGTAGACTTTTGGGTGCAATGTCCATGAAATACGAGAGAAAAGTTCTTTATATTGGAACTGATCCAAATACTGATCACACTACCACAGAAGGTAGAACAAAATATGATGAGATTGCAGATTTTTATAGAAAGAATGTGAATAAAGGTGGATTGTGGAAAGATGATTATCCTCACACGCAGACAGAAATCTATCAACTCGGTTCTGAAGTTATTGGACAGAATGAACATTTTCAGAAGCACAAAGGCAAGTTGGATTTGGTTTTCACATCACCACCCTACTTTGCAAAAGAAGCATATTCTGAAGATCCTGAACAATCGTATAAAAAATTCAATCAATATGAAGAATGGAAAGAAGGTTTTCTTCGTCCAACATTAACTACGGCAGTAGAATATCTTCGACCTGGTAGATACCTATTGTGGAATATTGCTGATGCTATATTCAGTGGTGATTTACTTCCACTTGAACAAGACTCAAAAGACATATTACTTTCTTTAGGAATGGAATATAAAACAACGATCATGATGGGTCTAGCACAAATGCCAGGAAGTAACAGAATAGACACGGAAACAGGGTTACCAAAAACAAAGAACTTCTGTAAAGTTAAAGGATTGTGGTTGAAATATGAACCGATTTTTGTATTTTATAAACCAGAAAGCAATTCGTGATAACCTCAGTTGACGCATATATAATAAAGTAGAACAGATAAATTTTGTGGTACTGTATTGAATACCACAAAAAACACTTGACATTCAAATGAACATGAGATAGAATGTCAGTTCTCGGTGAATCGAGAAGTTTAATATCATTAATTTTGTTATAGGAGAAGTACAATGGCTAAGACCAAGAGAATGTCCGCAAAGCAAAAAATCCACGCTTTCCTGAGCAAGGAAAAGGGTCAAAATACTTTGACCGTCGATCAAGCACGGTCGCGTTTCAAGATCCAAAATGTTGCTGCTCGCATCTATGACCTTCGCAAGGAAGGTGTACACATCAACACTGTTACCAAGATCCTTCGTAACGGAACTCGCAGCAAGATTTACGCACTAGCACAGTAAAGTAATACTACGGGGGGATTCATTTCCCTCCGTGTTTTTTATGGAGTCGTTATGGAAATCTCAATTGAAACTGAAAAACTCCGGCAATACAGTCTATTTGTTGCTACGCCAATGTATGGCGGCATGAATCATGGACTGTATATGAAAGCATGCCTTGACTTACAGGGTCTTTGTATGCAGTACGGAATTCCAGTCAAGTTCTCATTCTTGTTCAATGAATCTCTGATCACACGAGCAAGAAACTATCTTGTAGATGAATTCATTCATCGTTCAGGTTGCACACATCTATTATTCATTGATTCGGATATCAATTTCAATCCACAAGATGTTATTGCAATGCTGGCACTCAATAAAGATGTTATTGGTGGACCATATCCAAAGAAAGCTATCAAATGGAAATCGGTCAAAAAGGCAGTGACAAATAATCCTGAAGTAGATGCAGCAACACTCGAAAAGGTTGCAGGTGATTTTGTTTTCAATCCCGTAAAAGGAACTTCACAATTCTCTGTCACTGAACCTTTAGAAGTTTTGGAGATCGGAACAGGTTTCATGATGGTCAAGAAAGAAGTTTTTGCAAAGTTTGAAAAAGCATATCCAGAATTGCGTTATAAGCCAGATCATGTCGGTCAAGCAAACTTTGATGGAACAAGATATATTCATGCGTATTTTGATACAGTGATCGATGAGGAATCGCATCGATATCTTTCGGAAGATTATATGTTCTGTCAATGGTGGAGAAAGATTGGAGGACAAATTTGGCTTTGTCCATGGATGCGTACAGCACATATTGGAACATATCATTTCCAAGGCGATATGCCAGCAGTAGCAAACTTTGTCGGTGAAATGTGATGGGTGAGGGTAGGAAATTCGATATAGGTAAATCTGAATATGGTTTACTTCCTCCTTTTGCGTTAGAAGAAACGGTCAAAGTATTAACTTTTGGTGCACAGAAGTACGAAAGAGGAAATTGGATCAGAGTGCCTGATTCAAAAAGAAGATACTTTGATGCTATGCAAAGACATATTTGGGCATGGCAAAGGGGTGAACAAAATGATCCAGAATCTGGTTTACATCACCTGGCACATGCCATGTGCTGCTTGATGTTCTTGTATGAACATGATACAATATATTCTGTAGATAATAATGGAGAAAGTGAATGAAACTGACAAATGAAACATTGACAATTCTTAAGAATTTTGCGTCAATCAATCAAAATATTGAATTTAAGGAAGGTAGCGAGATTGCTACTATGGCACCAAGTAAAACAGTGATTGCTAAAGCAACACTTAATGTGGAATTTCCACAATCGTTTTGTGTGTATGATTTGAATGAATTTTTGTCTGTTGCAAACATGTACAAAGATTCTCTTGAATTGGACTTTGATGAATCAAATATCATTTTCAAAGACAATTCAAGTCAAATTCGTTTTCGCAAAACTGAAAAGTCAAATATTGTAACTCTTCCTGAAAATAAGCAGATCACTTTTAATGATCCCGAGATTTCTTTTAATCTACCAGAATCAGTGTTCGCTAACATCATGAAGTCCGCTTCAATTCTGTCTTCACCGCATATCGGCATCAAGTCGAATGGACAAGATATTCATGGTATTTGTTTTTCTGCTGATGATAGTTCACAGCATAACTATGATACTTTCATCTGCACACATAGTGAGCAATTGAATAAATTTACTGCTGTTTTCTCTACAGAAAATATCAAGATGCTTCCCGGTAATTATGAAGTTGAAATTTCTTCAAATGGTATCGCACATTTCAAAAATGAGAAAGATAGCGTTGAATATTGGATTGCTCTTGAAGCAAAGCACTCTAATTTTGGAGAATAAAATATGATTGAAAAAATCGATACGATTTATGGAACTTTCAATAGAGAACAACTCAAACAATTGAAAGGGTATATTGAAGAAACAGTACAACAAATGGATATCATTCGTGTAACAAATCAGACAATTAATGATATTGCTACGATTGCAAACAATAATCTGAATATTCCGAAGAAAGTTATCAAGCGGCTCGCTAAAGCACAGATGAAACAATCATTTCAAGATGAAGCAGCAGAATTCAAAGAAGTTGAAGCATTACACGAAACATTGAATGAAATTAAGTAACATTGAGCAACATTTATATTATGGAGATTTGAATGGATCAACATATTTTGTGGGTCGAAAAATATCGACCTAAAACTGTCAAAGAGTGTATTCTTCCAGAAAGTCTGAAAGAAACATTTCAAGAATATGTAAACAGAAAGGAAATTCCTAATCTAATCCTTTCGGGTTCTGCTGGTGTAGGTAAGACTACTATCGCTAAGGCAATGTGCAACGAAATTGGATGCGATTATATCATGATCAATGGATCTGATGAATCGGGTATCGATGTTCTTCGTACAAAGATCAAGCACTTTGCTTCTTCAGTCTCGCTTGCTGGTGGTAGAAAAGTAGTCATCATTGATGAAGCAGATTATTTGAATCCAAATTCCACACAACCAGCACTTCGTGGTGCGATTGAAGAATTTGCGAGTAACTGTTCCTTTATCTTTACTTGTAATTTCAAAAATCGTATCATTGATCCAATTCATTCGCGGTGTACTGTTATTGATTTTCGTGCAAATGGATCAAAGTCGAAGATGGCTGCTGCATTTTTCAAACGAGTGGAAAGCATTCTCAAATTAGAGAATATTGAATACGAGAGAGAAGTCGTTGCTGCACTCATCACAAAGCATTTTCCCGATAACAGGAGAATATTGAACGAACTTCAGCGTTATTCTGTTAGCGGAAAGATTGATAAAGGAATTTTAGCATCAGTTTCAGATGCTAATATGTCAGAACTTATCAATGCGCTCTCCGAAAAGAATTTTGGAAATGCAAAGAAGTGGGTTACAATGAATCTTGATAATGATCCAACAAAAATCTATCGTAAGCTATATGATAGTCTTGCGGAGCATTTGAAACCCAATTCAATTCCACAATTGGTTTTGCATCTTGCTAAGTACCAATATCAAGCAGCATTTGCAGCAGATCAAGAAATTAACATGATTGCTTGTTTAACAGAAATTATGGTAGATTGCGAGTTTTCATCATGAACAAATATGGAAAAATGAATGAATTGGGATTGATGGGCGAGAAAATTGTCATCAATTACCTCAGTTCACAAGGAAGAATTGTTGAACACTCCGTTGATAAATTTGATTCAAAAAAGGATCTGATTTCAGATGACAAAATCATTGAGGTCAAAACACAAGTACCTTTCATCAAAGAAAAAGCATTAACTTTTAGGCCCAATCAACTAAAGAAGTGTAGGTCTGTTGATGAATTGTATTTTGTTACAGTTCCCGCGAAACACAGTTATGAATGGTCTGGTTGGCTTTTTCAAGTCGATCCTGAGAAATTCATTCATAGAGAACGCAAGACAAAAGATGGCAGACAGATGATTTTAGTCGATATCGAACAAGAAGCGGTCAAACCATTGATGAAAATCAAAGAAGAGCATATCAAACATCTTGTTCGATATGCCAGTTCGGATTATTGATATGCCAGACCTTTTCAAAGAAATTATTCCTTCTATCTTAGAGACAAAAAAGAATGTCTTTGAATATGATCACGAATATAAGGATTATGTGCCTTTCATTGTAAATAGAGCACTTTCCTATCATATTGATTGCATTCACTATGTAAATGAATTGAATCTGTATCCTTTTCTGGAAAAAGACATGCAATATCAATATCTTCTAAATACTGTAAGACCAATGAAGCGTAAGTTTCAAAAATGGCAAAAAGCCGAAGTCTTGCAAGATTTGGAATGTGTCAAGAAGTTTTTTGGTTATTCTGATGAAAAAGCCAAAGATGCCTTGCGTATCCTATCTGAAGAACAAATCGCTAAAATAAAAAGAATAACAGATACAGGCGGAGTGAAAAAGAATGATAGGAATACAGGATCTAGTTGAAATAACATTGTCAGAAGCAGATGACTTTCTAAAAGTCAGAGAAACTCTTACACGAATCGGCGTAGCATCTAAAAAAGACAATACTCTTTATCAATCTTGCCACATATTGCATAAGCAAGGTAGGTATTTCATAGTTCATTTCAAAGAACTTTTTGCTTTGGATGGAAAACCTACCGATATATCTGAGAATGATCTTTCTCGCAGAAATGCTATTGCAAAATTATTACAAGATTGGGGTTTAGTGACAATTATCGATATGAAAAAAGTTGAGGAACCTGAGCCTATCTTTATCTCTCAGATAAAAATTCTGTCACATAAAGATAAAGATGATTGGCAATTGGTTCCGAAATACAATATTGGGAATAAAAGTCGTTGATTTTGTTATAAATAGAAGTATCTCATAGGGATGGGAGCAGCAGTCCGAGGTAAGGCTGCATATGAATTCCTCGGGCCAGTGCCTAACGGGCTGGAAATAATTTAACCTCGCTTAACTTTAAGGAGAATTACATGACTTATATTAAAGATGTATTTGGCAAAGACCTTTTCCCCTTCACCGTTGGTTTCGATAAGACAATCGACACCCTTCGCACTCTAGCAGAGAACGGAGCAAAAGCAGTAGGGTATCCCCCATACAATATCAAGAAGATCGAAGATGACAAGTATGTCATCGAAATGGCTGTAGCAGGTTTCAGCAAGTCTGATATTGAAGTTACATTGGAAGGTAATAAACTGACTATTGAAGGTGATACAAAGAATAGCACAGATACTGCTCAATATTTGTATCAAGGTATTGCAAACCGTGGTTTTAACCGTACATTCACTCTTGGTGACAAGATTGAAATCAAAGATGCTGAAATTGTAAATGGTATGCTTCGTATCTGGTTGGAAAACATGGTCAAGGCTCAGGACATGGTAAAGAAAATCACCGTCAAGGAAGCAAAATGAACTGGTGGCCTGTTACTGATGAAGAATGGGAAATGTTGAATTTTCCTAGAAACAAAAAGTAACAAAAGGGGTCTTGACAGACCCCTTTCTTTATGATACTATACACAAACTATGAAGAACAAAGCAAAACCTGTTATGAAAAAAGTTCGTTCGAAGTTTAATCCGAACGAAATCTATTACACTCTTTCTGATTGGGGAACCAAAGAAGTAGAAGGAGTAACTTTCATCTATGTCATCAAAAACATAGGCGTTAGAGAAACGCCTAAACTAATGAAAAAGGACTCACTAGAGTTCGTCAAATAATTCTCTGCCGTTCGTTCAATGGATAGGACAGCATTCTTCTAAAGTGCGAATGGGGGTTCGATTCCCTCACGGCGGACCATCTTAAGGGCCCTTAGCTCAGTCGGTCAGAGCAGGCGACTCATAATCGCTTGGTCGTTGGTTCGAACCCAACAGGGCCCACCAGGAATATACTATGAAACAGAAATTTATTGATGCATACATGGATGTAGCAAAACGATTCGCACAATTGAGTTCTGCGAAGCGATTGCAAGTAGGTGCCATCATTGTAAAAGAAGACAGAATCATTTCTATTGGCTACAATGGAATGCCTACTGGATGGACCAATGAATGTGAACATGTCATTCCTGCGAGAGAAGAAGTTGACATTGACGCGAGAACGATTTACGAATATCCTGAACAGATACGCACTAAACCTGAAGTAATCCATGCAGAAGCAAATGCTATTGCAAAGTTGGCTAAATGCACAGAATCTGGTAAAGATGCTGTCATGTTTTTGACTCATGCTCCATGTATTGATTGTGCAAAGCAGATTTATACAGCAGGAATTGTAAAAGTTATTTACGGAGAAGAATATAGAAGTGATCAAGGTATCGTATTTCTGAATGTATGTGGAATAGAGGTGCAAAAATACAATAAATAAAGCGATAACAATAGGAGAAATCTATGTCTATAAGAATTGTAGGCTGTCCTGACAAAGATTTCACTCCCTATGTACATCGTGCTGCAAAATTTTATGCAGATTGTCTTCTTTCATATAAGATGCAAGAAAAGACCCGCATAATAGTAAAATTTCGAAATGATATAAAAGAATGTGGTTATGCGTATATTGCCGGTAAAAATGCAAGTGGAAAACCAAGAAAATTCTTAATCGAGATAAATTCGGCATTAGGTGCTAAAGATATATTAGAAACAATAGCACATGAAATGGTCCATGTGAAGCAGTTTGCATATGGAGACATGAACGAAAAATTAAGCAGATGGCATGATACATCTGTTGATACTGATGAAATTGATTATTGGTTTCATCCTTGGGAAATTGAAGCACATGGCTTAGAAACAGCTTTATTGTGTAATTTTGCGATCAACGAAAAGCTGTGGGAAGTCTTTGATGACTTTAGGAATCCCGAAAAGAAAATAAGAAAACGCAAAATAAAATGGAAAAAAGTTAATTCTGCGAAATAAGTTGTATAAATAGAAGTATTCAACAAGGAGTTTATCAGTGTTTCATTCCGAATTTTCAGCCGTAATTAGTCAGTATCGCAAACCATTTGGTAGCGATAATCTGACATGGGCAAAAAGGGGTTGTGGAACAAAGATGTAAATTCTAAGATGTAAATAAGAATAAGTTCCAGAACCCCGAAAATCAAAAGTTTTCGGGGTTTTTGTTTTGTAACACATAGAAACAAAAAAGTTGTAAAAAGTGCTTGACATTATCAGAAAAGTCTGTATAATACGAAGCATAGATTGATTGCAGTACCGCTCTTTAACAATTAGTATCCAGCTGGGGTGTGGTGAAGTGGTATCACACAGGATTTTGATTCCCGTATTCTTGGTTCGATTCCAAGCACCCCTGCCATATTGAGGCACATTAGCATGCCCTCGTGGCGGAGCGCAAGAACACTAAGAGCCAGTGTTAGCAG